TTGCCTACAGAAGATGTATGTTTCCAACTTGATAGTTCTTCTCTGGAGAAACTGATCAAGGCGGCACAAGTTTATCAACTGCCTGACTTTTCCGCTGTTGGTGAAGCAGGTGTTATCAAACTGGTAGTTCATGATAAGAAGAATGATACTTCCAATCAGTATGCTATCGTTGTTGGTGAGACTGATCAAGAGTTCTCATTCAACTTCAAAGTAGAAAATATCAAGATCATTCCTGGTGCATACGATGTAGTTGTTTCTTCTAAACTGCTTTCTCAGTTTACGAATACAAAGTACAACCTTACATATTATATTGCTCTTGAACCTGACTCAACATTTGGATGATACCCTAGTTAGGATGAGAATCACTGGCAGCATTGGAGTCATTGTTGCCTATTTCATCATCCTTCATATTAGTTCTTTCTGGGGTGTTGTAATTCACTTCATCGCAGACCTGATTACGATTCCATATTTTGTTAGGACAAAAGCATGGGATCTTGTTATAATGTTGACATTCCTACTATCCATTAGTGTTAGTAAACTTGTATTATGAGTGACTTTATTTGGGTTGAAAAATATCGACCTAAGACTATTGAAGAGTGTATCCTCCCTGAACAAACCAAAAAAACCTTCCAAGACTTCCTACATAAAGGAGAGATTCCTAATATGCTTCTAGCAGGTCCTCCTGGTATCGGGAAGACTACAGTGGCAAAGGCACTCTGTAATGAACTTGGGGCTGACGTTTATGTCATCAATGGATCCGATGAAGGGCGGTTCTTGGATACTGTCCGAAACAATGCGAAAAACTTCGCTTCGACCGTCTCGCTTACAGCAACTGCGAAGCATAAAGTCATCATCATTGATGAGGCAGATAACACATCCAATGATGTTCAACTCCTATTACGGGCGTTTATTGAGGAATTTGCTGGGAACTGCCGATTCATCTTCACCTGTAACTACAAAAATAAAATCCTTGAACCCCTGCACTCGCGATGTGCCGTCGTTGAGTTTGGAATTAAAGGAAAAGATCGACAATCCATTGCCGCTCAGTTCTTCAAACGTATCCAAGAAATCTTGGATGCAGAAGGTGTTGAATATGATAACAAGGTCCTGGTAGAACTTGTTAACAAACATTTTCCTGACTGGCGTCGTGTTCTCAACGAGATTCAGCGATACTCTGTTAGTGGAAAGATTGACTCTGGCATTCTTGCCACGTTCTCTGATGTTGCTGTAAATGAACTCGTTAAAAACCTTAAGAAAAAGAATTTTGCGGAGGTTCGTAAGTGGATCGTTTCCAATCTGGACAACGATACTACTGTACTTCTTAGGCGTATTTACGATGCTTGTTATGCATCCCTTACCAACGCTAGCATTCCTGCTGCTGTGCTCATTATTGCTAAGTATCAGTATCAGGCTGCCTTCGTTGCGGATCAAGAAATAAATATGCTTGCTTGTTTAACCGAAATTATGGTGGAGTGTGAATTCAAATGACAAACAAAATTTATAAAAGAACTTATCGAGTAGCATTTCATCCTAACGTAGTCAAGATGATTGAAGGTGCAAAACGAGGTGAGTGTGTTATGTGGGGGTATCATGATTTAATCGATCATAATCATGAGGATGATGAGTTTCAGTATAGAGATATTGCCTTTCAAGAGTTTTTTGAGTCTCGACAAAAATATAATAAAAAATTTGATAATGTGTTTAAAAAACACATGAAAGAACTTGCAGAAAGGCAGGGGTGGTCAACTAAGGATTTGAAAAGAATTTCAAAAGAACTTGATGATGATCAAAAGCGACGTGATGAAGAACGTAAATTAGCAAGTCAGAGAATTAATGAAATATGGGATAGTGGTAAAGTAGATTATGATGAATTGTTTAGCATTATGGGAAGTTCCCAAAAACAATTATTTGACGACTATGATAAACAAGAAAAAAAAGTAAGAAAAAAATTTAAAGCAGAAGGAAGATTGACTTACAATCAAATAGAGCAAAAATCTTATGAATATGCCTTTGAAGTTTGTGGAGATGGTCCAAGGGGTTACCATGGACTAGATCCTGAAGGAAATGCTCCTATCTGGCAACCTATATTTGATAGAGGTTATTGGGAATTTGAGCATATTTCATCGGAAGTTCCAGATTGGATTTCCCATAGAGACTATTCTATTGTGGATGAGCAGTTGTATGAACCTGAACCTGAAAAACTAAAGAGAAAAGAAGGCAGCCAAGTTAGTTGGATGTCAAGAAATAAGGGAGGAAAAGTTCGTGTATCCTCATCAAATTTTAGAAAGGATACAAAAGAGTATCCACCACATCTTAATCCTGGAGTGTAAATTCAAATGATTGATGTAAAACTTATTCGTATTATCACTGGCGAAGAAATTATCGCTGAAGTTCTGGAAGAAACAGCATCTTATATTAAGGTGCAGAATGGTCTTGTTGTCCTTCCTAGCGCACAAAGCGTTGGATTTGCTCCCTGGGCAACTGTGATCAGTAAAGAAAACCCAGAAATTACTGTTCAAAAAACACATGTTGTATATGTGGCAGAAGTTCAAGACGACGTTGCTCAAAAATACAATGAAATGTTTGGCAGCAAATTGGTTACACCGTCCCCTAAAAAATTGATCGTATGAAGTATTCAAGACAAAAAAAATCCAGAACGTATTACTATTTCTGGGCATTCATGGCACTCACAGTATTCTTTGGACAACTTTATGTTGGATATGGGTACCGTCTTATGCATGGAAGTATGCTTGACCTGATGGATAAGGTTGACGGAGTTCTTCTTCATAAGGATGATACTCCGTATGGAGATATGCTGTGAGTCTTCTTAAAATTGATAAAACTAAACTGGTAGAACCAAGAGTGAAGACCACTCCTGAGAATGTTCAGGAAGCAAATGAGGCACTGTTTCGTGCTAAAATGACTCTACCTGCTGCCGCAAAGCATTGTGGTATGACCGAGAAGGAAATGAAACTCACCTTCTGGGAATTTTTGAAGTATCATCCTAAAGATTATGAAGTCCCTGAAAACACCATTGAGGTACCCAGGCGGTAAATCCCGTGCTTGTACCAAACTTGATCAATACATTCCTAATCTTGATGGATACAAGGAATATCGTGAACCATTCCTTGGTGGTGGTAGCGTAGCAATTCATATCACCAAGAAGTATCCACACTTGGATATCTGGGTCAACGATCTGTATGAACCTCTCTATAATTTCTGGTGTGAACTGAGAGACAATGGTCGAACATTGCGTGATCGACTTGTTCAGTTAAAGTATCGTCATCCCGAACCAGTATCCGCAAAGATTTTATTTCTAGATGCAAAGGAGAAGGTAAACGATGGATCTATATCCGATACGGATCGTGCTGTCGCTTTCTATATTATTAACAAGTGCTCTTTTTCTGGTCTCACTGAGTCCTCCTCATTCTCAAAACAGGCATCAGAAAATAATTTCTCAATGCGAGGCATTGATAAACTCCTTGGATACTCAGAAATAATTAAAGATTGGAAGATTACCAATGTTCGCTACCAGCAGCTTCTCACCGATGAGAGAAACGTTTTCACATACCTCGATCCCCCCTACGAAATTGGATCTAACCTTTATGGGCGGAAAGGTAATATGCACAAACAGTTTGACCACGACACTTTTGCTACCATTTGTGATCGTTTTATTGGTCCTCAACTCATATCTTATAATTCGTCTCAACTCATTCGTGAGAGGTTCAAAGAATACCAAACAGGAGAGTTCGACCTGACTTATACAATGCGATCTGTTGGGGAGTACATGAGAGAACAAAAAGAACGCAAGGAACTTTTACTTTTTAATTATGGAATTGAAGGATTGGTTGAACAGCATCAATCAGACTAAAGAGAATCTGATTGACGAAGATCCGTCACTTGAAAAAGAGTTTCCTCCTTATATCGTTAATCGTTGTTTCTCGGGACATCTTGATGCGATTATGTTCGCAAATGAGATGAATCAGTATCATTTTCTTCCAAAGAAACTTCAATATGATTTTTATCTAAATAGTCTGAGGAAAAAGAAGAGATTTTCTCCCTGGCTCCGACAAGATAAAATCAAAGACCTTGATTATGTCAAACGTTATTATGGTTATAGTAATGAAAAGGCAAAGCAAGCTTTGAAGATTCTCACAGAAGAACAACTTAACGTTATTAAAGCTAAATTTGATACTGGAGGAAAAAGATGAGCGTGGTTCAAGAACCCGAAGTGAAGTGGTCGCCTGAACAAATGGTTGAAGTGGTTCTAAATGAACCCGATGACTTTTTGAAGGTCCGTGAAACTTTGACTCGCATCGGAGTGGCGTCAAGGAAGGAGAAGAAAATCTATCAATCCTGCCACATTTTACACAAACAAGGTAGATACTATCTTGTTCATTTCAAAGAATTGTTTGCTCTGGACGGCAAGCACGCTAACCTTACGGTTAATGATGTCCAGAGACGTAATCGCATCGCTCAACTGCTTGCCGACTGGGGTCTCATTGGTATCGTAGATGTCACTAAGATTCAAGATATCGCTCCGCTTAATCAGATTAAAGTACTTGCTTATAAAGACAAGCAAGATTGGATTCTTGAAACTAAGTACAATATTGGAGCGAAGAAGAAAAAGGTAGAAGCAGAATAAATATCTAAAAAAGACAGTAAAATGTCTCACAGATCTGCTATTTTAATAGATAATTTTCTTCCGGAAGATACATTCAATAGCATAGCATTGAAAGTTGCCCAATCTCCTGCTTATAGAGATGGTAAAGTTCATGATTATGTTAGGGATGACTTTTGGAAGAAAGTTACTTTATTAGTTCTTGCTAGAATGTCTGAGATTGGTCTGCATAGAGACCACTTTTTTGCTGCGACAGAGATAACAAACTTTTCATATAATCAGTTCCGCCCGCAAAATTATGGGCATGGAAATTTTAATGGACCACACATAGATAATGGTTCCTATGTTTATTATATTCATCCTCACTGGGATGAAAACTGGGAAGGTAAATTAAAAATTATTGAAGCGGTAGATGAGCAATATAGAAACGGTATTCACGCCACTCCAAATAGATTTATTTGGATGAATCCTTGTGTAGTTCATGATGTAACTACAACATCCCCTAACGCGGAACATGCTAGAGTAACCAACCTAGGATTTCAAGGTGGGTGTTTCGATGAAAATCCAGTTGGAGTAGATTACATAAATATTTTTACTAACTGAATTAGTGTCTTATAGTGGCAAGGAATAAGTTCAAGGCAGCATTAAATCATATCAAGTCTACAAGTGTGGACGAAAAAATTCAGCGTCTTAATGAAGCTCCTACTAACAGTATGAGTGGAGTTTATGATCTTAGTCCTAGAGGACAAAGATATGGTGAAAAAAATCCACCTAAGACATTTTATGCTAATCTTGATGGAAGTTGGCCACCAGGAGTTCCTGGAACTCCTGGAGAAAGAACATATGTAAGACCTGTTGGATATTGGGAAGAAGGACCTGGAGCAACTCCTTCTGTTCAGCATGATGAGATTGTTGAACTTGATTTTTCATATGATACTCAAACTGATGATCCAAGAAATACAAAGACTTTAATTGATGAAACTACTGGGCGTGTGAAGACTGACCTTCCCCCCAATAGTAGAAGTTTTATATTGGGTCCTCTTGTTGATATGTTCCACTTTAATCATGGATATGATTCCCGTACATTTGTTGGATATATTCAAAAGGATACCAGGGAATTTGTTCTTTTAGGATCTATTCCCAGAACTTGGGGCGATGATAATAATGGTGTTCCAATCCGTGCTGATGGGTATGAAGGTAGAACCGGTGTTTGGGATGGAACAGATACTGGATTTGTTTCATATAATCCAAGTTTCACATTTGAGATGCTTCAATGGCATCATGAGAGACTTAAGGAAGGAAAGTATGTAAAGAATGTTTCCTTCTTCAATTCTGGTGGAACTCCTATCATACAGGGCGGTGGTGGAACTGGGCAACCAGCAGGAACTACTCAGGGTAATGTTAGTGGTACTCCTGGTCCTGGTGATGCTGGTAATAATGGAGATGCTGACCAAACTCATGGATCAGGTGGAAATCCTAATGTTGGAAATCAACAGAATCCTCCTGTCACTGGAAATGAGGTACAAGCAGGATTCCCTTGGAAT